AACAAATCAAAAGTTTTTACAGGATTATACTAAAAATGTTAAAAGTACTAGTACTAAACAATCTAGGAAATTCAAAGATATAGATTTAGATTTTGGTAGAAATATAGTTACTAATGATGTTAATACTATTGAAGATGTCATAGCAATTAAAAGGTCTGTAAAAAATTTAGTACAAACAAATTTTTATGAAAGACTCTTCCATCCTGAATTAGGTTGTGGAGTAAGACAACTTCTTTTTGAAAATTATACACCATTAACATCAATATTTTTAAAAAGAAAAATAGAAGAAGTTTTGGTAAATAATGAACCAAGAATTTCTTTAACTTCAATTATAATAAATGATGATACTTTTGAATCAATGAATCCAGCTATTGGTCAAGATATAGATAGCAATAGATTACGAGTAGATATACATTTTTATATTATAGGTATTGCGCTTCCACAAATGGTTAATGTACAATTACAAAGGTTAAGATAAGGAGAATATGTATGAGTGAATATAATAAGTTTTTAGAAAGAACCATTGCGAAATCACAGCGATGTAATAGGAATTGGGATTTATCTAAACAAATTCCTGATAAAGATATTAAAACGATGGAACAGGCGGTGACGCAATGTTCATCTAAACAAAATCGTGTATTTTATAAAGTTCTACATACACAAGACCGTGCTAAGATTGAAGCGATACATACTGGAACAGATGGTTTTACATATGGTTTTCCTGATGACAAAGATGATAATTATAAAACAACTACTAATCCTCAAGTATTAGCAAATACATTATTTATTTTTGCGAAAGATGGAGAAACTTATAACCTGGGTAATGGAAAAAAAGAAGCTAGAACGGCTGAAGAGAATGACCTTGGTATAGAAGAACATAGAAATGATGTAGAAGGAAAGATGGATGAAGACCGTGCAATTGGAATTGCTGCTGGGTATTTAACTCTTACTGCAAATCTTTTAGGATATGAAACTGGCTGTTGTAACTGTTTTACAAATAGTGTAGTTAAAGATGTATTAGGTTTAGATGAAGATGTATTTTTATTAATGGGTGTAGGTTATGGTGATAAAACAAGACCACGAAGAGAACATCATATGGATCCAAGCTTTACGTTTCCTACTTTCTCAAAAAAAATAAAAGTAGAAAGAATATAATAGATGTCACAACACAAATTACAAATATCAGAATTAGATTTTGATAGAATCAAATCAAATCTAAAAACATTTTTACAAAGTCAAACACAATTTCAAGATTATGACTTTGAAGGTTCTGGTCTTTCAATTTTATTAGATGTGTTATCTTACAACACACACTATTTGTCATATATTGCTAATATGTCAACTAACGAATTGTATTTGGATAGTGCTGATATTAGAAATAATATTGTATCATTAGCAAAGATGTTAGGTTATACACCTACATCTCCTAGAGCACCTAGAGCGGCTATTGATATTAAATTAAATGACGCAACTGGTTCATCTGTTACAATGCAGAAAGGAACAATTTTTTCAACTACAGTTGATAAAATAGAATATCAGTATGTAAACAATGAAGATATAACAATTACACCAGTTGATGGTATTTACGAATTTAAAAATGTTACACTTTATGAAGGAACGTTAGTTACATTTAAATATCTTTATGATGTAAATGATCCAGACCAAAAATTAGTTATACCAACTAATACAGCAGATACATCAACATTAAAAGTTACAGTTCAAAATAGTTCACAAGATACAACACAAAGCATTTATTCTTTAGCAGGTGGTTATAATGGTGTAGCAAGTGATTCAAAAGTTTATTTTATACAAGAAACCATTGATGGAAAATTTCAAATTTATTTTGGTGATGGTGTAACAGGTAAAAAATTAAGTGATGATAATATAGTTATTATGGAATATGTTATCACTAATAGAACAGATTCAAATGGAGCTTCAACATTTACATTAAATGGAAACGTTGGTGGTTATACAGACGTTATTATTTCAGCTACTTCAAATTCTCAAGGAGGGTCAGAAGGTGAAACAAATGAATCAATAAAATTTAATGCACCTTTACAATACTCAGCTCAAGATAGAGCAGTTACAGCAACTGATTATGAAACGTTGGTTAAATCAATTTATCCAAATGCATTATCAGTAAGTGCGTGGGGTGGTGAAGATGATGAAACTCCACAATATGGTGTTGTAAATATTTCTATTAAAGCTGCTTCAGGTTCTACATTAACTGATACAACGAAAGCAGATATTGTAACTCAATTAAGACCTTATAACGTTGCTTCAGTAAGACCTGTTATAAAAGATCCAGAAACAACATCCTTATTAATTACTTCAAATGTTAAGTACAATGAAAAGGCAACAGCAAAAACTGCTTCAACTATAAAAGCTGATATCATTACTACACTACTAAATTATAATGTAGAAAATTTACAAAAGTTTGATTCAGTATTCAGATTTTCAAAAGTTACAGGTTTAATTGATGAAACAGATGATAGTATTTTATCAAATATAACAACTGTTAAAATAAGAAAAGATTTTACACCAATAATTTTAACATCATCAAAATATTTTATTTATTTTAGAAATGCATTATATAATCCACACTCTGGACATTTAGCAAGCACAGGTGGTATATTCAGTTCAACAGGATTTAAAATAGATGGAAATGATAATGAAATGTTTTTTGATGATGATGGCGCAGGTAATATAAGATTATATTATATGGCTAGTGGTGTAAAAAGTTATTTAAATTCAACACAAGGTTTAATTGATTATAGCTCAGGTAAAATTACAATTAATTCTTTAAATATTGCTAGTATAACAAATATAGGAGGAAAAGCTTCAACTATAGTTCAATTAACAGTAACACCAAATTCAAATGATGTGGTTCCTGTTAGAGACCAAATTGTAGAAATTGATGTTGCGAATTCATATATAACAGTTACCGCTGATTCTTTTGTAGGAGGTTCTGCTGAAGCTGGTGTGGGCTACACAACAACTTCCAGTTATTAATGACAAATGGCAAAATTTAATGATAAAATTTCTACAATACTTAATAGTCAATTACCAGAATTTGTAATTGAGCAACATCCAAAGTTTGCCGAATTTCTTAAAGTCTATTATCAATTATTAGAGTCTGCTGAATTATCAGTAACTTCTGTTAAATCTACAGAAGGTATTTTATTAGAAACAGAAACAGCACAAGCAAATAATTTAGTTTTGAATTCTAGTGCTATAGGTACTGCAAGAACACCACTTGACGTAGGTGATAAAATTATTTTTGAAACTTACTCTGGTACTGAATATGGAAAATTTACTCGTGGAGAAATTATAACAGGTCAAACATCTAACGCAATAGCAACAGTCTTAACCGAAGATTTAACTAATGGTCGTTTATTCATATCTGCTCAAAATAAATTTAAAAAAGGAGAAACAGTTGTAGGTGGAACTTCAAATGCATATGCAACTATAGATAGTTATTTACCAAATCCTGTAAATAATATTTCTGACTTAATTCATTTTAGAGACCCCGATAATGTAATTGATAATTTTTTAACAAATTTTAGAGATGAGTTTCTTGCAACATTACCAGATACATTAGCAAATGATGTTAATAAAAGAAATCTTATTAAAAATATTAATTCACTCTATCGTTCTAAAGGTACAAATAGAGGACACGACATATTTTTTAGAATATTATTTAATGAAGAAGCACAAACATTTTATCCTAGAGAACAATTATTAAGAATATCAGATGGTAAATTTGATACATTAAAAGTTTTAAGAGCAATTCCAGATATAGGTGATACAACACAATTAATTGGAAGAACAATTACAGGTGCAGATAGTGGTGCCTATGCAGTTGTTGAAAATGTTGCAACGTATCAAATTGGTATAGATACTGTTTCTCAATTTATATTAAATAATGATTCTATTCAAGGTACATTTCAAATTGGAGAACAAATACAAGGTGCTGCTTCTGATACAGACGATTGGTATATTAAAGCAACTATAACAGGTATTCCAGGAACAAAAGTAATTACAAATGATGGTGCATTAAATACTACAGCTGATACTGTTTCACTTATTGCAGGTGGGACTGGTGCTGTATTTGCTATTGATGAAACTGGTACAAGTGGAATTACAGATATTGTAATTGATAATTCAGGAGTAAATTATCAAGTTGGAGATGTTTTAAATTTTGATAATAGTGGCACAGGTGGATTTAATGCAAGTGGTTTTGTAAAAATTATTAATGGTGGTATTATTAATGAAGATGATACAGGAAATATAATAGCATTAGAAGAAGGCACAATGGCAGCTGACCCATATTTTGGTAATGCTATTATGCAAGAAAGTGGGTCAGGTGTAGGATCAATTGAAGAATTTTTTTTAATACGAGGCGGTTCAGGTTATTCTAAATTACCATCTGTTACTGTAACTTCAAATACAGGTACAACAGCAACTGTAAGAACGTGGGGTGATAATATTGGTAGAATTACCAAATTAAAAACAATTGAGTTAGGAAAGAAATATGAATTAGCACCTACACCACCAGAATTAGGATTTTATAATAGTTGTATTATATCAGGTGTTACAGGATCACTTTTACCAAATAATGTTATTACTAGTACTAGTTCTGGAAGTGGAATAATTGATACGTTTGATGTTGCTAAAGGATTAGTAAGAATTAAAAATGTTACTGGTACTTTTGCTATTGGTGATACGGTAACATCTGGAGGTAGTACAGCAACTATTAAAAAGGTTGATGTTTCTCTTGCTTCAATTGATGTTGTTTCAGTTTCAGATACAGATGGTAAATTTATTAATGAAGATGGTAAGCTTTCTGAAACAACAATGAGAGTACAAGATAGTAAATATTATCAAGATTTTTCTTATGTATTAAAAGTTGCTAGTTCAATTTCAGTATGGCGGGATGCATTTAAAAAGACAATGCACACAGCAGGATTTTATTTTACTGGTCAAGTGGATATGCAATCTCAATTAGATGTTAGAGGAACATTACCAATTGTTGGTGCTATTTCTGGTAGAACGGAAGTTGAAATACCAATATTTGCAATTCTTAATACTTTATTCTCTACAATTTTTGCACGAAGATTAGGAACAATAGATGATGGAACAACTTTAAGAGCAAATGCTTTTGAAGGTGGAACAATATATCTACCAGGAGATTCAATTGAACACTTTGCTGCTGGTCAAAGAGATGTTACATTATTAAGACCACCTCTTGAATTGGATTATACAAGTAGAAAGAGGACTATTATTGATAAAGTTGTTGTTAAACGAGGATGGGCATATGCAGGTCCTAGGTGGGGCAATCTTGATAGGTGGGGAAATACTATGTTTGGTACATCAAATCCAGGATCAGGAATAGTGTTTAGAACGTTAGAAGAGTTAAAAGTTTTTGCGACAAATTCTAGTTTAGATGGAAGACAAGGAGTTTTCTTAATGACTTCCGATAAAGATGGTAGGGATATTAAAATGAATTTTGCTTTACCATCAATATTTGCATTTACTAGTAATGAGTTTAGTAATACAGTTGTTAACTTTGCAAGTACTACAACAGCAACTTTTGATGATACAACACCGTAAAATCTTTATAAATAGTATAGTAATTTAAAGGAACAAATGGCAAAACAATCATTATTTTTAGGAACAGTCGCAAATGACGGCACAGGTTCTAATTTACGTGCTGGCGGTACAATTGTCAATGCAAATTTTGATGAAATTTATGGAGCCATAGGTGACGGTAGTATTATAGACAATGATAGATTACGTAATTTAGTAGGTGGTGCTGGTATTGGCACAAATTTAGTTGGTAATGATTTAACTATTTCTGTTGACTCTACAGTTGTTACAGCCTCATCTGTTACTACTTTAGAAAACAAAACAATTGATATAGCAAGTAACACAATACAAAATGCACATCTTCTTCCACCAATAAGTATCGCTGACAATTCTTCAACTATTGCACAAATTAATTTAGGAGAAACTTTAGTTATTACAGGTGGAACTGGTGTTAATACAACGGTAACTGGAGATACATTATCAATTACAGCTAGTGGAATTACAAATACAGAAATAGATGCTTCTGCTGGAATTTTAAATTCACAATTAGCAAGTGACAGTGTAACATTAGGTTATACAGCTGTTGCGTTAGGTTCTACTGCTTCTTCAATAAATGGATTATCAATTACTGGATTTGCTCAATTTAATTGTAATGCTTCAGCTTCAGCTATAAGATTTAATCACGCAAATTTAGCTAGTTTTCCTGCGTATGCAGCTTATTCAGGTACTCCTGCTTTAGATGAAACAACACTTAAACCATATATAGCAACTGCTTCAGGTTGGGTTGAATTAATAACAGAAAATTCTGGTATACAAGGGTTATCAAATGTAAATACTACAGGAATTAATAATGGAGAAGTAATAAAATGGAATGCTTCAACTACAAGATTTGAGCCATCTGCTCCTATATCTACAGATAAATCAAATACAGGTGATGGTTCTACAACAACATTTACAATAGTTAGTGGACGTACTGTTGATAATATTTTGGTTTTTGTTGATGGATTATGTTTAGTGCCTACAGACGATTATACGGTTGCTACAACAGTTTTAACTTTCATATCAGCTCCTGCTAATAGTGCTGAAATAGTAATAAGGTATATAGGCTAGTACAAACTCGTATAAATATAAGAAAAGGAAAATAAATGCCAGCAATTATAACAAGTAAATTTAGAGTTCACAATAGTGAACAATTCCAAGAAGCTTTTAGTGAAGCCTCTGGAAATACTTTTTATTTAGGAATTGGAAGACCACAAGAATTTACTACTGCTACAAGAGGTGATGATAGAACAAATAATGAAGGAACAGATTTATTACCTGTAACACCTCCAGATAATGTTAATACACAAAATTTTACTTATGATGATATGTTGGCGTGTAAAAAAATTATAAGCACAAATGTTGGCTTTGTAGTTCCTAGAAGAAATTGGACAACTGGCACAGTTTATGATTATTACAGACACGATATTGGCGAATATACAACAGGCACAACAACACCTTCAACTACTAATAGTGGTGCTACAACTTTATATGACGCAACGTTTTATGTATTAACATCAACAAGAAATGTTTATAAATGTTTAGATAATAATGACAATGCTGTTTCTACAGTAGAACCTAGTGGAACATCAACAATTATTCAATTAACTGCTGATGGTTATAAGTGGAAATATATGTACACTTTAACTGCTTCACAACAAGCAGATTTTTTATCTGTAGATTTTATGGCAGTTGGAACAGATTCAACAGTAAGTTCAGCGGCAGTTGATGGTGCAATTAATGTAATTAAAATTAAAACTCCAGGTTCAGCTGGAACAGATGGCACACACGCAGGTGTTCCTATAAGAGGTGATGGAACAGGTGGGGTTTGTACAGTAACAATTACTTCAGGTGCTGTAACAGCAGTAACCGTAACAACTCCAGGTACTGGATATACTTTTGCTTATATTAGAATTGCAGATATTAATTCAGCTGGTGGCGGAGCATTAATTACTTCAGAAATAGATGTTATTTTAGAACCAATAGGTGGACACGGATTTAATGCAGTTGAAGAGTTAGGTGGATTTTTTGTTATGTTAAATACAAGTTTAGAAGGAACAGAATCAGGCAATTCTGGTGACGTTACAGTTGCAAATGATTTTAGAAAAGTATCTTTAATAAGAGATCCTAAATCAAGTGGAGTTGCTGCTACTGCTACTACGTTAAGAGCAACAACGGCTACTGTTGGTTCAGTATCAGTAGGAACATTTACAGTTGATGAAGAAATAA